AATGGTATTGTCTAATGGGAATCTTAGTAGCATCTACCTTCTTCCTCTTGTCCCTCTGTTCTTGCTTATAAGCTTCAATATAGCTCGAAGGAACAACATCATTGGACATAACATCAATCTTGATATTCTTAAAGAGGAAATCAACATATTCCTTAACAGCACTCTCATCCACATGAATACTGTTCTTGGCATATCTTTCAACATCAGCCTTGAAAGACTCAAGACCATTATAAGTGAGAACTACAGATGTACGAGTCACATGGTCAGTGAAATAAAACCAAGTAACCTGCTTGGTCACTTTGTCCAACTTATTTACTAGAACATAGTTTCCAAGTATCAGATGTTTAATACTAGTATCTATTGACCGTCTGCCATATATGGACTTGTTTATCCCCTTATGTATTAAGGATTTATCAATTCCAAAATATTTGACATTATTTAGAAACTTGTCATAGCCATCTGGTACAGGCTCCCCTCCAATAGTGATAGAGGAGCTGTCTATTTCTACATCTTCCTTATCTATGTTAAAGTTTTCTTCGTCTGTCTCTATAATGTAATCGCTTCCATCACAAAATTGTTTAAAGAACTTGGACATGGAAATATCACCCTTTATGTGAGTGTTGACCATATCCTGAAGTTCCTTTTTGGTTTCCGCTATTTTCTGATTTATTGTCCTGTTAGTATAGTCTGTATATTGGAGAGCCTCTCTATTGGGAGTTATATCTACACTGCCAATAGGTAAACTTATAATAAGTCCGTCTGTGGTTGCCAAATCCATACTATCCTCCATGTCATACAAAACATTACCTACCTTGAAGTAATTTTTGTCTTTAGAAAGTAAAGAACAGCGGGAAAAAGCATTGAAATTCGTGATTTTTCTTGCATTAAATTGGTTTGCTAAACCCTTGAGGAAGTAATTTTCCCCTTGATATGTAATGTGAAGTTTGTCAAATAAACACAGATGATGAATAGCCCCCCTCCAATCAGAATCTGAGTAAATAAATTTCTTAATGGACACTTCAAGACCATTCCTGAAATCTCCCTCAGTCTCTGACATTTTATCTATGTTAATGCCTCCACCATTTTTATACATCAGATAGGAATATTTCTTCCCATTGTAGTAAGAAGTAATGTTAGCTATATCGGCACATGATAAGCAGCTAAATCTGCCAATACCAAACATGCCAATATAGTCATTACTGTCTCTCTTGGTAGAGCTTCCTATGTTCCTGTATATCTTCTCAAATCTTTCTGGGCTGACACCCACACCATAGTCACGTATGGAGATTGTGTAGGTCTTATAGCCATTATCCTGTATAAGCAGTAGTATATGCTCATCAGTTCCAGCTTCCATGTGGGAATCATAAGCGTTAGCTACTGTCTCTCTGAGGAAAGATTCGAGAGGTTTTGAGTAAAGGTTTGAAGTTAAAAGAGTAGTAATAAAGTCAAGATTACTCTTGTCTATGCCAACTCTGTTCTCCTGTATATCACCTATATACTCGGCATCATGACTTAATTCCGTATTTACCTTCATATACTGCTGTAAAAAAAAAAGGGAGAGCGAAGCTCTCCCTCAGTTACTAAAGTGCCTCAGCAACTTCTTCTGCTTCCTTAGCAGTTATTACCTTCTTGGTCTGAAGGATACTGAGCAGCTTGACAACTGCACTACCAGTACCCTTAGTCTCCTTGGTAGTAGCTTTGGTTACTTTCTTTGCGGGAGTGGTTTTCTTTCCAAAACCTCTGAGGAAGTCCTCAAGGTCTGCATTGGAAACTCTGGTGAAGTTGTCACCAAACTTAGCCTTGATAGCAGCAGCTGCACCAAGCTCCTTCACTTTCTTGTATAATTCTTTTCTCATAATTTAATTTTGTTTAGAAAGGCAGTCTGAATGGGTCATCTTCATCATCCTCAGTTTGTGGTTCAAATAAGCCGTTGATTGTTTTGATGAATTGTGTTCGACCAACTGATTTATATAAATCTGATACATCCTTACCCCCAATGAATTGTGGTAACACTAGGTTGATGAATCCCGTACTTTCCGACAGCTTCTTGCCATCTTCCAAGCCGGCTTTATCATTATCGAAGAGTATATACACACTGGTGTACCTCCTCTTCAACTCTGATATTGCAGTGTCGCTTATACCATAACCTTCGCCTTGTACAGCTATTGCAGGGATTCCTGTATTAGCCCATAAACAGAGGGCATCCTTCAATGAGGAACAGATAACCACTTTTTCACCGTACTCAGGAATTTTAGTCCACAAACTGATAACACTTCTGTCATGCTTGTTAGACCACTTGTGTTTTTTATCCTTAGCTAATGGTTGGTATATTTTGAGGGTAACTTTACCTTCCTTGCGTTCAACAAAAGCATAAGCAAGTTTATCGGCACCAAACACATATTTCTTTCCTTCTGATACTACTATCTTGTGGGAAATAGGATATACCTCTGCATACTTAAGCCATTCCAAAGGCACACCATAAGATGCCCAGTAGTCAATATCATACTGTCTCCACTCTCTGACTTTGCACTGTAAATCTGAATTACTTCTATGGGAAATCATATCCCTTACAGCACAAGGAGTGTATGTACCAACTCTAGCTCCGTTGGTAAACCTTTTCATGTCTTGTTGTATTCTTGAGAGGACTTCTTTATAGCTACAATGCCACATTTGAGAGAGGAGGTCATATATACCTCCCCCCTCTCTTGTAGCTAAGTCTATCCAGTAAATCCTCTTTCCGTCCCTTGAGTATAATCCAAATGATGGATTTTTATCCTTTCTTAAAGGGCTGTGAATGAAGCAGGGAATCTCAGTTATACCTAAGTAATAGGATACTAAGTCCGCGTCACTTACCCTACTCGTGATTTCCTCAAAGGACACAGAGTTATTTCCTGTGCTAAATGCCATACTATTTTATGTTTTTATCCTTGACTTCCCCAAGGTGTCTGACCACCAGCAGGCGGGAAGGGCATATCATTGCCTCCTGTGGGAGCAAAGTTTGTGCTCTCTACCACATACTCATGCAATTCAGTACAATCAAACTCAGAGGTACTCAAAGCACCAGATTCCTGGGTCTGCTTAACATCCTTGTCAAGTCTGCTATAGTCGGTAACACCGTTCTTAAGGAACATTCTGGTGTACACAGTCTGATATTGTTTGTTATCATCTGTGTTCCTGATTCCAAACAGAACCTTAACCTTATTGTTGGGCTGATAACCAATGATAGTTCTAAGCTCACTTACATCACCCTTGAAGTAATCTTCAATGTGCTCCAGTGAAGCCTCACTATCAGAGAGCTTGTCAGCGTCATTCATTACCCACTTACCCTCAACATACCTCTGACAAGAAGGGATGTTAAGATAGGCAATGAGGAACTTGATAAGCTCCTCTTCCCCAACATAGGCAGGTCTGTAATCCTTGTCAATGTTAGCAGGACCATTGCTATACACAGGAACCTCATGAGCTTTAGCCTGCTCAATAGTCACCCAAGCAGTCCTACCATACTTGTCAATTACCTGAACCTTGGTATTATCCCTATTATACCTATATGCCTTTCTGATAAACAGGGAAACTCTACTTACAAAGTCGAGAGGCTGATTATTGGCATCAAGATACTTTTCAGGGTCAGCCTTAACAATAAAGTCAAGTCTTACCTGAGGCACCTTAGTGCCATTGATTTCTGCCTCGCCGATATACTCAGGAGCATTCTCCAAAGTACGATTGTAAAGCTTCTCCAGCTCTTCCTTGAGGGGATTTATTGCAAGAACAGATACACTGGCTACACCAATATATCTCTTTATGCTACCACCCTCAGAACTAACTTGTCCCTGTCCAAAAGCCATTATTAGCCAAGGTTAGGATATTTGGGTTCTGCAACTTCAGGTGCAAGAGTGGGTGCTGCTGTATCTGTAGTTTCTGCTACTTCAGCAGGAGTCTCTGCAACTGCTTCTTCTACGGGAACAATAGTCTCGGGGTACTTGAGGTTCCACTTGGTAACCTTCACAGGCTTACCATCCTTGTCAAGCTTATCAGTGACTTCTACAGTCCTGATTACAAGGTCCTCAGTACCATAGCCATTAGTAACCTCCTTGATAGGAGCTTCATGGGCATCAATCTGAATCTGAATGGACTTCAGTTCCTCTTCTCTCTCTGCAATTTCAGCTTGCAGCTTCTGCTTCCTTCTTACAAGAGGAGATACATTCTGCGCTGTCCTCTTGAGGGATGCAATAAAAAACTTTGAAAATTCTTTCTTTGCCATAATGTTAATGTTACATATAATGTAGAAAAGTGTGTTTGTGTTTATCCATTATAGTAGTTGTTGACCTTATCAACTACAATACCTAGGTCATTGGGTATATAGAGGTCTTCAAACATACCATAAGGAGACTTGGGTGAGGACGTAAATTCATCCTCGTTTGTGATGAACTCCTTGATAACTTTCTTAGAGCCAGTATCAAACCTGCTCCTACCAACAAGAGTTACATCAAACTTGCCTTCAGGTGTGACATACTCGTCAACCATCTTGCCTGTGGTTTTCATTTTGAGATAAACTCTACCATCCTGCTGAGGGACTTCCTCTCCATGAGCAAGCACTATGATGTTCTTGTCAGAATCA